TATAATACTAAAACGGTAATCAACCAGCCAAACTGAGCACAATAGCATCCCTAACATCTTCCATCCGCTTCTCTTCAGTTCCCTTTTTATTAAGAACAGTCCATTTAGTCATATCATACATCTTATCAATACTTTCTTTAACAAACACTTTGGGTTTTACTCCTTTGATTCTCGCCGCCCCAAGTGCCTTTTTACGAGCAGTTTGTGCGTGAATACTATCTATACTCACACCATAATGATTTTCAAGTATATAACCTACTACAGCCTTGTTCTTGACCAGTTTAATAATGACTTGCTGTGAAGTACCTCCACCAGCAAACCCAAACAAACTTTCTTCAATCATTATCTTATCAAAACTATGACCAACCAGAGTTTTTATAATAAGGTCTGCTTTATCTTTATACTTCTCGGCGTTTGATATATCAATATAGCCGCAAGATAGTATCTCTTTATTTTCTGTAATAGCCCAACCACAAGTAGTAGTTGATAAATCAAGCCCCAACACTTTCATATAACCATTTACAATAAATCAACCGTAATATTGGGCGTTGCTGTGCCTTAGCACGTCTCTGGAATAAGCAAACGCGGCACCGGTGAAGCCTGGTACTCGGGCAGCAGTGTTAAAATTTATGCTATGAATATCATTACCCTTGTCTCTCATCGACCAGGCTGTTCCATTAATCATGTTTGTGGTAGCGCGACTAGTTCCTGCAAATTTCGCGGTACCTATGTCTCCACCAAGTCTAGTTGAGGTATTATATCGTCTTTCCAAGTTCGTATTGATCGATGTTCTAGTGATTGGATTTAGTAGTGCCATGTGTATTTTCTCCTATTATTTATTATAAATATAATGTTATGTATCAAAACGAACGACAATATTGACCGGCCAATCAATTAGATTTTTTACAGGTCTTCCCAATTTACCAACCGCCACCAGTTCGTTCCCATCATACAGTCCAATAGTTGTTATAAAAGGAGCCAAATATGAACCGGTCGGATCATACGATGAACTATATTGATATTCCAAGAAATATGGATTTACTTTTGCATTATCACTGCGGCAATATATGTTCAAATAGTCTTTTATTTCCTTTACATATCTGCGCGTAGAATCGTCACTAATTAGTAATTCTAATTTTTCTGGTGTAAGAAGCTGAAGATAATACAGTGAAAGTATGTTTCCATCATTTAAATTTATTTTTCCGTCACCATCAATATCAAGAATGCCTGTGTTTACTAAAGTATTTTCTATATAATCAAACGCCGTCTTAGTAAATGCGTTAAATGATGAGCTTGCCAAATATGCCGCTTCATTGCTTTCAAGTAACAGCACATCCTCGGACTCGAGTTGTAATACATCGTTATTCCACCAACTATAATCTTTGAGACTATCTTGTTCCAATATAATTCCATTATCGTCAAACACGAATTCTTCAAAGAATTTTCTCTTTTGCAAATACCGCATTATCAAATCGACATCAAGAAAATCAAAAACTCCATCTTGATTTACGTCAAACAACAATGAGCTTTGCACAAGTGCAGTAGGATTAATACTATAATTAAATTCTCCTGGTCTAATAGAAATTAGATGTTCGTGCTCGTATATTGTATGAGAACCTTGATAGTTTAAATCAAATCCACGAGAACCTGTACCAGTGAATATATTGTAATAATTGGACGATGTATTTGTTAATACAAAATATCCATTCTTATAAAATACATTTCCGATTAATGGGCTGGTCTGGTAATTGCTAAGATTATAAACATAAACTGAACCGGAACAATTTGATGGAAACCCCAGTAAGTTATTTGGGTCAGAAATAGACTCTGTGGCCGAGGCTGTGGCAAGGTGTACAACAGGTGCACCAACCGTCAAAAAGTCAGAACAAACGCAGACAGAATATCCATAAATATTACTTGGTTTGTATGCTTCTTTGTTTCGCTTTATCATGCCTGTCAGTTTCCAAGCATCCGACGCATCGTCATAATTATATACAGTTACTCTACCCAATACTCCGGACGTATCTTCGGACGAAGTTGAAGCGTATGAATAATTTTGTAATACATATTGTCCATCAACATAATCGACGCTTGTACCGGTTGTGTCGGACCAAGATGTTACCGCAGCAAAATTTCCATCAACAGACACAGATTTTCCAAAATTATTATTTTTTGTATATTGCCTGTCACCGAACGTTTTCAGAGTTTTCCAGTAACTAGAAGTTCCACATTGAGGCATGTATCTGTAAAAATATGCTGCGCCGAGAATAGACGGATCCCCAGAATATGTGGAATATGGGATAAATGCTTTGTCACTCAAACACCCGACAACAATCGTGGGATAGCTTATTGCAACTGATGTTCCGAATCCATCCGTTGTTATTTCGGTAGAAGTAACATCGTTGTTGTATAGCGCAAGAGACATGTCCAAGTCTCCGTATGTATTATCTCTTCTAAGTATCTTATATTCGCTCCAAGAAGCTGTGGGACATTCTCCATATGAAGCGGAATAGTATGAACAAGTAAATACTGCGGCATAGCCATTTCCACTTTTGTATGTTCCCGCGACTAAACTTCCAGAATCCAAAGAAACGCACCAACCAAATCTATCACCGGAAGCTAATATACTAGACGTAACAACTGCTTCATATACCCAAGTATAACTACCGGACAATGCTCCGGACGCGGCTGACCGATTGTTGTACACGGAAAACGAGCTAGACTGAGAAAGTATTTGTTCACAAAAACTCTGACTCACGTCCACAGTTTGCCAAAAAGAACTGGTTTCTATATTATCACAGCCATTACTAAAATACGTTTTTTTTCTGAAAATATAAACCGCTCCAGATCCACTGACATTTGGTGCACCTACCGCCAAAATATCTCCATCCACGGCGACAGAATGTCCAAAGTGATCATTATCCGTTGCACCTTGCAGTATGTTGATCATTCCCCAATTGTCTATACCACCTTTATCTTGCTGATAAACGAATACATATCCAGGAAAGAAAGAACTAGAAGAGCATATTGAACCGGAAGAAGAACCTACTACCAAAAAATTGTCACGCACACACACAGATTGCCCGAAAGTATCGGAATAATATGATGAACTTTCCAAAACAGAAGACGTAGAATATGGAAATGTATCATCTACGTCAAAATCCGTAAAAAACCCAGACGCGGTGAACGGACAATTAAATTTTTTAACTAATCTATGGACACCCATACCATCGTCGTATTTGAATATTGCCGCATATCCAAATGCGGGTCTATATAAACTATATTTGTCAATGGAAGACCCGACTGCCACGTATTTGTACCACGAACTAACCGATTCTCCAAAATGTTCATTTTCCGATTGGAAATTGTCAACAACCGAACTACTTTCAAATAAAATTGATGCCGTTCCAACAAACGAAACATTCATTCCAATTGTGGCATATTCTTTTGCCGAAATTAAATCTATACTTCTAGTAATACCATCTCCCAAATTCAAATAATATTCAAAATAACTTGAAGTATCCCAGTATGGTCTAGCATATACATTTTTTACTCCACCCAAAGTTGTATATGTAGAAAAATGAGAACCGCTGACATACAAATTTGTATATCCGTCGTCCAATATCCTGTATTCTTCGTGTGGATTTGAGTTGTCTGTAATTACAACTGAATTTGGTCTTACCTTGTCACCAAATGCGTTATGATTTAGTGCCAACGACACAACTCTATCATTTATATTTCTTATTTCTCTTTTTCCGGTAGCCTTCTCGGTTTTATAGCTTTCTACGCCAAACAACTCCGTGAAGTTATTCTTGCTTCTATAAAACATAGCGTCGGTGAGACTATATATGTTTCTTGCGTATTTTCCAGAAGGATTGATTGGCTCCAACGACGCGGAATAATATGGACTGCCAGTTGGATAAAAAATCGATGATATTTTCTTGCCTTCGTTTATCTCGCAAAATTGATCGTAATATGTGCTATATCCATATGCATCAACAGAAGACGAATCAACGCTTTGAACTTTCCAGTTCTTGAACGTATTGAACGGCCTTATTGTTATATCCCCTGCGGAGAACTGCTTTAGCATATAATGATAAATATAATATCTGGGAGATATTCCTCCTTCAGATTATATATCTATCTTGATTTTTATAAGGCACTCGTTAGTAAAGTCTTTTAGCAATGGCTGACTCAACTTTGCTACGGCAACAAGATCATTTGTTTCGTTATATAGTCCCACGGTGGTGATATACACTTTTGGATCTGTATAGAAATCACTGAATCTTAGTTTGCCATAATCTGCACTTGTAGAATCGGATATAATAAATGTAGGATTATTGCTGTAGTTGTATTCCTGATTCTTGACGCGAACAAAATAATGACGAGCAGGTACATACTCCGTCACTCTGGCTTTCATCGAAGAAATGATCGCACCTTTTTTGATAGAAGTAAATAGCACGTTTTGCAATCTTGAAAACTGACCTCCCCATCCGTTTACAGGGTCGTTCAGCGAATATCCATCTACAGGACCAATTAAATTTTTAAGAGAAGTAGGATTTAATACTATTATTCCAAGGTCCGGATACATAGACCCTATTGCCTCGTAATTTCTAGTTTGAATTGCTCCATTTGCGATGGTTCCTCTAATAAGATTGTATCTCTTGCCACCGGTTTGAGTTGCTGTATCTGGATTATCTTTTGAATCATCGATTATAGTGATTGTTCCCAAAGATCCACTTAGAGTCATTTCAAATTGGCCGGGATCTATTCTGTCTTTGTACTTCGTACTCCTGAACGCCATCGCATATATGTCGTTCGAATCTACCGAAGTTTGATTACCAAGTGCATCGGATTGAATAAATGAGAATTTTGAATCTCCCGGTGCCAGTAATAAATTTCTATATTGGTTGTATATCGCTTTGGTTGGATAAATCAAACTGCCCTGAGAAATGTTAGTGTCAAACGTAGAAGAACCGGACCCAGCATAATGACCATAAGTCAAAGAAAAATAAATTTCAGCACTGGCAGACGCGATTGGGTAGTCATACACATTCGTATAATACAGTCCGTTAAGTGGTTCAAATGCCGAAGAAGACACTACAGTTTGAGCACTGCTCGTGTAAAATTGAGACCACGAAGTTTCTCCATCGCTCCAAACGCCGGTAGATACTGGCTGGGATCTTCCTGCTACTATATCGGTTGCGTCAAATTGCTTGAAAATCATATGTTTAAATTATTAATCTCTCACGGTTACAGTAACCGGTATAGATACCGATCCACCACTCTCATTTCCAATCACAGTCAATGTTGTTGTAGCCGTTGTAGTCAATGAAGAATTTGGGACAAATCTAAATCTAATACCGAGTGCAATTTGTGCTGTCGTCGAAGAAACGTCTCCGATAAATGTTGGAATGGTGGCAGTTGTCGCAGATTGTAATTGTTCTCCAACGACCGTTCCGACATCTTTGTTCGCCAAAATAGCAGTATATCCGAGCGTTGTATTATACACTGGATTAGTGCTCGGAACAATAACTACTTCTCCCTTATAGTCCTTATCCACATATATAGAACTTTGACCGAGACTAATAACGGGTATGGATGTCTGGCCGGATGGTAATGTCACCAGTTTATATTTCAATACCTGAGTTTCATCGGTGAATGCTTCAAATACAGGCGTATTGCGGATAGCCAAATCATAATATGCAGAACCTTGTGGGTGATTTGGTTGATATAGGCTATAATCAATTTCATCGTCGGCTAAAGCATACGAATTAATATTCAGGCCACCTTTGGCCGCAAGTAGTTCTCTACCCTTCTTCGTGAGAACCGCATCTACAGTGATAGTTTCGTTATTGATGTACGCCATATAGGTTTCTTTCTAAATAAATATATATGTTAAATCCTTTTTTTACTTATTTTATACTGTTTTTGATACTACTGGTTCACTATTATCAAGAAGACCAGTTTTTGGATCTACGGTAGTTTTTTTATTCTGACTGTGCTTTTTCCACTTAAACCCAGCCTGTGTGCCAGTCGTTGGATTTATTTGATAGCTATTTAGTTCTTTTGTAGAAAATTGCCGCTTTGTATATTTGTAATGATTGTCTCTGTAGCCGTTCAGTAAAGTAGCATTGGACGGATAATATTGCATAGAATATTCTTTTCTATAAGAAAGACCTTGCCCAAGTGGTCCGAATAGAGCGTTTGAAGTATTTTCTATAAAATCATTAAAAACTGAACTTGTTGGTGACGAAGATATGAATTCTATGTTATAGACCGTTTTATCATTGACAGAGTTGCCGACATTTTCTCCGTATATATTACCTTCAAATGTCTGAATTCCATCTATCAAATTAAATAGCCCCGAATATGTCACAGGTCTTCCGTTTGATATTAAACTTCCAGTGATGTTCAATCCTGGACTAAATACATTACCTACGACAAAGTTTGGAGATTGGCGAATATCCAGTCCTTCAAATGCACCGGATATTAGACCATAAATTGCGTGTGGAGTACTTGTTACATAATCATATTCACCAACTAAATTATCATTAAAATATAAACTTCCACTGAAATATATGTTTCCAGAAAATAGATTACTAAATGACGCAGTCATTGGATATCCGGTCGACGTTGGTAACTTAACGAGATTTACTGCATAATAAGGTTTTTCTATAGTTTCCGTTTTACCTCGGAAATCATTGAGTACCTCTAGTTCAGACAACTCACTGTATGGTTTTACGTATTTTTGATATACTTGATATTTTTTGTTATACTTTATTACATCTACTCTATAAAATTCTCCGTCCAAGAAAGTGATACCGTCGTCGGCAAACAATCTAAATCCATAAACATCATCTATAATTGGAAAAAATATTTGATTTACGTCGGAATATATTGAAGCCCCTCTGTATTTTACCTCCAAACTCGCGCTCTTGTTAGCATCTTTTATTGCTGTGATTCTATTTACTCCATCAGCGACGCCAATTTTTTGACCAACATCGTGTTTCACTAAAGGTTTTTGTTCGAGCTTTGGTCTTTCTAGTATCGTAGGTTCAATTAATATACCATCTACAAGCTTTGCTCTTGCGGGAATAAGACCTTTGATATATTTGAACATCGCCTTGTCAAAATAAAAGCGAACTATATTCATGAATAAACTAAAATCTATATTTCCAAATCCTTGGTCGTAATATATCTGCTTAAACTTTTCAAACTTGTCGTATGAACGTTTATATACATCGGATGGATCTCCGATCAAATCTCCGAGAGGAAATTCTCCAAAAAACTTTATGATTTCCGTGTTTTGTAATTCTGACGGTGAAAAGAAAATTCCAAGTTTATTTGAATCTACGTTAGATAATTCACTCGCTTTATATGATGCTCTGGTTTCCGATGACAAGTTTGTGGAAAGTTCTTGCTCTATATAATTAATTTTATTGCTTCTAAACTTGTTTGACCCATAGTCCGGTAAGTTCATTGTCATTCTTACCTCTTTACGAGAAAATTGATACGGGAACCCGGTACCAACGGGTGGATCGCAATATGTAATTTGCTCCAATGGTACTAATACTGGTTGAAAATTTACCACCTCGAATGTTGGAAAATCACTCCTAAATGATAGATTGTTTAATATCACTCCATACGATAAATCGACTGGCCGCTCAAACGATATTCTATACAAGTTTTCCGAAACCATTTGTTGCGGAGTTTCGAGATCATACGCATTTGTGTTTAATGTGTGGGCAGTAAATCTTTCTGTAGATAATGGAGATTCCCATATTCTTATATCATCTATATTTCCAAAAAATGCCTCTGGGTCAATGCTCAATGATGCGGTATTTTGATTATAATTTCCGATATAAAGATAGGAACCGGATTCAAACGAGTTATTATAACTTCCACTCAAGAATGCACTGGACGAAACATAAAATGTTATACGGTCATCTTCGGATTTTTGAAGTAGTAAGTCATATCTGGTAGGATACGAATTCAGAGAGGCAGTTGCTCCAAACGCAGATTCAACATCGTTTCTACGAAGCATCGCTTTGTATGAATTTCCATCAAATATTGGTGCTCTCGAAGTAAGTATTGACTTTACCGATCCTGCCCCGTCATCAATACTAAAAAACAATGTCCCCCAATCTTTACCTTTTTCACGAACAGCACCCATAACCCACACATCCGAGCAATTTACTAATCTAAATACTTTACCATCATCGTGTGTCTTTTTTGTGTCGAATCTAAAACTAAATTCTATTGACTGAGCACTACCAGTCCAACCCAACTTGAAATATTCACCGCTTCCGCTGAAGTACGGTTCATACTTTACTTCTTCTACGATATACAGAGATTTGTCGGTTAAATCACTGACGTTTTGTATGCCACCATATTCTTTTATCTTGATTATATTCTTTGGTACGCCAAAGCACGAAATCAAAGCGTTCAGAGATGCTTCAGTTCCTTTTGTTTTGTAGATATATGGCAGCGTATTGAGTATACGTTTCCATATTATTTGATTTCTTTGCTCTTCTGAAAACTCTCTGGCTTTTGAATATAGTGGAGACTCTGGGTCAAAGTCAGATTTTGAAAACGCAGAAAGTATCAATGGAAGATTATCTTTTGATAGCTCCACATCCCAGCCAAGAGATTGTAACATATCCCCGACAATATCAGTTGATATTCCTACATTTGGAGAACTTGATACGTTGTTTTTTTCTGTATACTGTTTTGCCGCCAACGAAATATTGTCAAAAAAATGACCAACCATACCAACAAACTTTATATAGTCTGCGTTATTATCGGAATCTTCTACCAAAAACTGAGGAAGATTGTTAATCAATGCTCCACCATTCTCTTTATCATACAAAGAAGCAGAAGTATATCCATCAATCTCTCTGGTATGTTCATCATACCACATTGGATTATCATATAAGAACTTTTCATAACCATCCATCCCTGCCTCCAAATCGTCTATCTGGTCGTTGGCCTCGGATCTTTGTTTTAGATAAAATGTGTCATTTGGGTTTGGTGTAAGTTTTACATCTAAATCTTGTATTTCTCTGGCAAGTTCTTCTATGTTTGATCGTTTGCTTTCAAATGCCTTGAGCCGTAAGTCTGCCGAAGAAAAATTTATAAAGTTTTCAAAACTCCTATAGTCGGTAGTATCAATAAAGCGTTTATTTTTACCTTCTAATTTTTTTTCTAGTTCATTGTATAAACTTCCCGTTTCTCCAACGAGTTGTTCCATAGATAACGCTTCGGTTGCATTTCCTTCATTTTCTATTTTTATTAAAAAGTTTGGACCCCGCAGAGGTATAGTACTTATTACTTGCTTTGAATAAAAATAAACATTTTGTACGATTGGTAAGAACGCAAAATCGCAAGTAACCCACACATCGGTATTTAGGTCTATATCATTCGGGAGTGGCTCAAGTAATTTCAATACTAATACATCATAAAATCTTGGGTCAGTCACCGCGACAGATTTTCTATTGATTATTGATATAGGCTTTTTGCCAGGTATATTCAAATAATACTTAAAGTACCCCGACAAATTTATGTTATATTTTTGTTCTAACCCAAATATTACCGGATAAAATATATTATTATAAAATATTGTCTGCAAAAACTCTACAATCTGAGGATATGTGTCCGGTTTTTTGTTTGTTATGCGGTTTAGCTCCTGATCTATGATATACAAGAACAGACTATAATAGTAATCACGAATAGAACTGAAAGTATAACCTACTTCGTAATTTTGATATGCCCAATTTTTGAACTGGTCATATATTCCAAGAACATCATTGTTGGCATATTGGCCATTACTGCGGCGATTTCCTTTTTTAACGCCATAGTATATGTCATTTAGAAACGAAACAACATCAACGTCTCTTTTAAAACTATAATTCAATTTTAGCTCGTTTGATCCAGTTGGATTTTGTGCGGCGGCGCCATTATAAATCTGATATATTTCCGGTTTGGATAATCCAAATATTAAATCGTCCGCAATTTCATTTACCTGTATTTGTGCGTTGGAAAATATATCATATTCGGTGTTGATAGTGGATTTAGTACCTTTTATAGTTTTTGGTATTATTCCTATTTCCGTTCTACTCGTAGAAATTCCGTTTATGATAAGTTTGTTTTCACTTCCGTTCTCACTACCAATGACGTTTCTACCAAGTTCTATATAAAGTTTATAATTTCCGTTTTGTACGCCAAGGTTATTTAGATTTTTGCTTACGTCAAAAAACAATGACTGTGTTTCTGTACCAAGTATTACAAAATCGGTATTATATTTTTTGTAAGAATATGTTATGAACTGATTAAATACATCATAATATGATGATGTATGAACTGAATATTCTCCGGTCGAATATATCATGGACGATGTGATCAAACTTTCGTCCAAGTTATATACTCCAAATTTTATATAATCTTTTTCTGAGCGACTAAATGGAAAATTTCTGGAAGTCTTGCCGTCCGTGTAAAAACTTAAATCTTCTTTGCTTAAAAACGATCCATAACTCAAAGACGAGGTAGAGGTTACTGTGTATTGTACATCGGATAAATTCATAACTCTGTAAATGTTGGGTCAATTCTAGTTTCAACTTTTACTGGCTCGTATATCACGTTTTTTAGCTCTATGCTTATGGATGAACTATACAACTGACCAGTAACATTTTGTATGATTAGGTTAGAATACTCGTCTATATTTGGTACAATATAACCGGTGCTTAATAAACTTTCTACATCGGCTTGATTATATCCAGTTAGATTTGGGTTGGCTTTCATCTAGAAATCTTGAATGTTGTTGGAATAGTATAGGTCAATATAGACCCACTTTGTTCTGAACGTATTTCAACCTTGTAGTATCGTTCAGACGCAAGTCCGCTTGTATCAAGCATAAAATAGTTTCCTGTTGGATCACAACTTAGACGAGTAAAATCATCATACGGAAGTATTGTTTCTTCACTTTCTGCGTCCTTGATTTGATAATAACTGGACGATGGTAGATAGTATGGTGAAAGATAATCAGAGAATCTATTAGTAAATGTTTTTACTGGATATCTTTGTCTTGCGGCAACATCCATACGAACAATAGAACCAAACTTATATTCTCTTGCCATATTCTTCATATTTACTACAGCGTCACGCAGTTGTATAGCGTCCGCACTGCCAGTATTGATGGTAGAATCATACCAGCACACATCGAGATATGGTGAGTATATTGTGTTGGTTTCTTTGCTAAAGAACTTCAATGATCCATAATCCACAGAACTTGACTCGTCTGCGTGCATCAATATGAAACCTTCGTTTGGTATAGCTTTCTTAAGCCAAGCATTTACTATTGGAGTAACATCCATTCTTACGTCAGATGTTTGATAGTCAAAATATTGATAGCAAGCGTATGAACCTGTAGATATTATACTAGAAGACGCGGGCGGAACATAACTGCTTGTAGGACAATCTGGAAATGGATTGTATTGACTTATGTTTGGATATTCTGCATATCCAGAACCAGACGCGATAGAAGCACTATCTAACCACCATACACCACCGCCACTACAGTCGGTAAGTGATCCAGTATTCCACCATTTTTGTAGTTGGTCGGCACTATAAAACTTCCAGTTTGCTCCATCTGATGTGGATGCTCCATCGTATTTGTATCCTGTTCCCATTGCCCAAGATTGAGAAACAGGATATGCGGCAAGCGAATAACGAACTGGCACTTCTTGCGACTCACAAATCTTCAAGTTCAAGAAAAACTTAGGGCTGGTAATTGTTCCCGCCGCTATAGATTGCGATATAGTAGATAAGTCAAAATGTAAAAGTGCTCGTGATAAGACAGCACCCATAGTAGTTGGACCAGATACATCTTTATATGAACTGGATACTATTCTTGAATCCGTAGAACCGGAATTAAAAGACGCTGATTTTGGTCCATTCAATAGTTCTATGCTTGAACTGGTATAAGAAAACAATACAGGAAATGTACTCGTACTTGAACAACTATAGCCAGAGACCCGCTTTTCAACTTCTAATAGTTCGTCCAAACCCATATTTTTGTACATATAGGTTGGATAGTTGGTTATAAACGTGTCTTTTGTTGGATATAAAAAGTAGTGCATTTATATATTTCTTTACTTTATAAATATAACCGCCCAACAGATATTCTATCTATATTTATGCCACTCTTCCTACAATGTCTTTTGTTGGAAAACGAACCTCAAATACAGATGGATCTATGGATGGATATATAACCTTATCTATAGTGGCCCTTTCAATGTTATATTCATACTGAGAATAATCGCCGTCTTTTAGTGTAAGATTTTTTACACGCAACTGAGTTACGGACTGAACTCCATCTACCTTGGCGATTTCCAGTTCCAATCTGCTAAGATTGATTGGCTGACAGAACTTTACATTGTTTATGTCAAAATATTGCTGTACTAATGTTAAGCAATTAGCCAAAACTTCACGCTTATTATAGTTTTTATAAACAATAATGCTAAAATCTACACCAATGTTAATAACATATCCATCCAACATATTCACGCTGTCCGTAAGCATTCTATACTGATTTAGATAGTTTTTCAGATTATTACGTACCGCTTCGTTAGTAGGTATCAATCGTTGATTGTTATCATAACATAGCAAATATAAATTTATAGCAAATGGGTTATTTTTACTCGTATCAATCTTATTTGTTGTACCTGGTGCCAAACTTCCGGTCTGTGTTGTTGATGGTTGTGCTTGTATATCTGATATGTCCAACTGAGTGTCTGTTACCGCATAGACCTTGGCAATAGAACCATATTTTGATGGCATTGCATATGTTCTTACTTCATAGTCGCCTTGCGTTACTGCACGATTTTGGGCAGCAAAGTATGCAAGTGCGTTGTTTCGAATCTCGTCATTTGTTTCTGCGGCTCTTCCGCCCGTTGCCGGTATTGGATTATTTACTCTCACCGATCTACGTACCAAATTGGTCAAATTGAATTCTAACAAACCGAGTTCAGTTAAATCTCCGAAAAATTCAACAGAACTTACATTTTTTATTGCATTTGCATTTACGTTACTTTCTACTCCACCACCAACAACATATCGTATAGTCAACGTCGTGTTTGATGGAGCCTGACCAAACGCTTTAGACGATAGAAAATTTGATGGATCGTATGCAATATTTTCTGATCTAAACGTGGTCGGTCTGTTTACAGTAAACGCATTTGGTATAATTAATTCGTCGTCTTTTATGCTAGTTCCTGAACCAAATTCTAAAAATGTATTATTTTCGGCATCCACCCCCGTCACAAATCGCTTTGATGTGCGCAAATATCTCAACAAAAATGGAGTAGTGTCCCGATAAGCAGACAGCGTTATGTTGTTTTTATAGATGTTTTCGTAATCTATTGGAACCAAGTCTTGTGCCAAATAATCGGTCTCGTACCATCTATTACCATCCGAATCATATACGTCTAAAACTTCTATAACATTAGTATTGTCTAAGTATATTTTGAAAAACGGAACAGGTGATGCCACAGATACATTTTTTGTTAGTATCTGTCCAGAAAAAGCATCGACGGATTTTTTAAGTACAAAAAATTCCGGCTGTCCGGAGGCGTTTCTCTGAAATACGGAAATTTCCAATGGATCATTCTTTGTATCCACCGTGAAATCTACTGGAGAATTTGTGATAAATGTTACATTGGTATCACTGATTGCCGTCATTCCTGGTTTTATAATCTGGGCATAATTTAAGTCTGGGACAATTTCTCCAGCATCATTCGTTTTTGCAGGAACTAACTGATACACATCCAATTTTGTAACCGAAGGTATTGTTGCCTTTGCCTTATATCCCACCGATTTCGAAGCATCTATAATATTCTTGCGTTCTTCGGAATTTACAAGCATTGATTCTTTGAATTGATAATCTATGTAATATGACAATACATCACCAACATACGCCGCCATTTCCATAAACATCATTCCCGTAGATGCTTCGCTGAAGTCTTTGTATGTGTTTGGATAGTAGGTCTTTGCAAAATCCATCAACGATTGCTTCAACTGAGAAAAATCCCTATTTAGATACTTTATATCTTTATTTTCTGGCTTAAATGATTTTGGTGTATCTAATATCATATATTTCCGGTGTTCATCGAGATTTCCAACGTTTGTGTATCGGTTATACCAACGCTTGGCACAGTAAACAGTACGGTAACTCCAACTTTATACTTATCCTTGTATTCAGTGTCGTCTGTGTTTACTTCTACGCTGTTTACATTTACATAAGACATCCAACGCGAAATATCTTTTCTTATGACATCTTCTATCAATGGAGTAATGTTATCTGTATAATTTTCAAACAATATATTCCACAGACCGGAACCAAACTCTGGGTTCATTCTTCTTTCTCCTTTTTTCGTTCTTAGAAGAAAATTAAGATTTGATTTTACTTGTTCTAATATGCTATAACTTTGATTGAAATACCCCTGTGGCCCATGTGCTATGGGCAAAGTTATTCCATAAGGTTGTGGTATTGTTGCCATTTATTTTATGTTGGCCGTTTTGCTTTTGCCTTGGCGTCGGCGGCTTTTATGAGTTTTGAATAATCTCTGGTTAATGCATTGGCTACAGCGGCAACTTCTTTGTTCTCGTTCAATGCCTCTTTTGGTAAAGTTTTGATAACATCCAACGCAGAGGCCACCGACGTTTGTTCTTCAGTTGGAACGCCACCAACCGTTTCGTTCAATACTTGATTTAGTAAAGGATTTTTTGTAAAAATTCTAGGTGCTTGAACTGCCTGCTTTTTTGCTGGCTCTTCTAATCCAACGTTGAAATTTGGTTTTCTGGTTGGAACTTGGTCGGCTTGCTTTCTTGTCTCAAGTATTGCTGCCGAGTTCTCTGTCATTTTTTCTGCGAGCACTTCCATCAATAACTGCGGAAGAGCGTTATGCACTTCTTCTTTTACGATAGTTCTTATAATATCTACTAGTTCGTTCTTTTTCATATATATGATGCTTTATATAAATATATAGTATTTTTAATAATCAGCCATTTGGTGGAAAGGTAAATGATTTAAGTGTAGACCCCACCGTGGACGTAAATTGACTTGTTTTTATATTTGAAGTCGATAATATACCTTCTCCAACTTTCGGTGCAATATTACTAACATTTGGAAATCCAGATAAATCTGGTTTTGGGGCGGGTACTTCTATCGTTTCTCCATCCGAGTTTGTCGTAGTTTGAGGAGGATTTAACGTATTAAAATTGCTCAAAAATGAATCTTTTGCGCCTCCTACTACGCCATTAAGCTGGCCTTGCAAGTTATTCACTCCAGTGGAATCAATTGCTGTTTGCAATTGACCTAACGCTTGACCTTTTATGTCATCCACTACACTACTCAACAAATGTTTCAACAATTCTGAAGGATTTGCGGACATTGCCGCCTTTATTACAGATACTGCTGCTAATGCCATTCCCATATTTATTTTCAATCCCGGTATAAATGGAGGAACTATACTTTTATATTTTGCTATCTGCTCGGCTATAAACTTTGGACCGGCTCCAAGATTTATACCAGCTAAATCTATACCAGGAAATTCTGGAAGTTTTGGAAAATTTAAACCAGTCAAACTTAAATCTAACTTTGGCATACTGGCATTAAATCCAAGTGTTTTAAGTGCGTCTCCAACGGGAGGTAAGGATGTCGGAATTCCCAGTGAAGATGCTGCGCCTCCTATGCTTGTAGGTACTCCCAAACCGGACGACACACTTCCTATACTTGTTGGTACTCCCATAGTTTGTCCAATTCCACTCAAATTCAAGCTCGATGGACTAGATATGGGATTTGTTATACTTAAACTCGGAGCACTAATGGATCTTAAAGATAAATCAGGTGCTGTTCCTGTTAAAAATTTAGGGGCACTTGTTCCCACACTTACCGAAGGGGCACTTACACTTATTGAAGGCGAAGAAAAAGTGGTAGATGATAAAGACACTGACGGAGCCCTGACTACAGATAGTACATTCATATTATCCTCCCAAGAATACTCTACTACTTAACAACGAACTCAACTGCGATCTTAACGCAGTCAAGCTTATTTGAGATGCATATAACGATTGCATTTGCTCTGCCCACATTGCCATGGCGGGAGGCATAGTGGGCGTCGTTGGACCAACTTTAGTCATATGAAAGTGTGATATTAATGCAGTCAACATTTGTATTTGAGTATTTACACTCAACAATAACCAATCACATAAAGCATACATCCACAGGACGGTGGTTCTGCCTAGTAAGACTGGCTGATCATTTGGTCCCTCTGTATTAAAATTGAGATATATCTTCGGGGCATTCAACGCCATTATTCCTTTATTGGACGTTATTGTCGTATTTCCGTAAGAATTTAAAGAAAGTACTTGATCCGTAGAGATTCCGATCATTTTCTTGGAAAAGAATAGCATTTCGTTTGCCTTCGACGAAAATACTAATCTGTCACTGTTTATTACTATTTGGTCGCCATCCAATTTCGGAAAAGGAATACCCCTCGTGACATTTACCATTCCCGTTGTTGTCACCGGAGAAAATCCAGAGATAGTTTTTCCGGAAGTAAGATGTATGGAAGAACCATCTTTATTTATATCCTCGAGAGTATATCCTTTACCCGAACGACCTTGTGGTAATTTTACTGGAGCTTGCCTATTTCGTATAAGTACCATTGGGTTTCCACCTTTGTCCGAGTATTCTCCGAGCCCATTATCATTTTCACGATTACTGTCGTATGCTCCAAATCTTATAGATGATCCAAATCTCGATTGTAATATGGTATCTCCCTCATATAATTTCAATCCACGTATTTTTGGGTTAAATTTAAAATAATTTCCCAATATTCCTGTATAATCGTCACCCCCAGAAAAATTAATTTTTGATTCTGGACCTGTATATGCTCCATCTTCAGAGTATTCGTTTATATTTTTGTCAACTTGACCCGAAGTTCTTTCTGCCGAAAAATCCGCATTTGCATTTATTGTGGAATTAACATTTAACTTTCTGGTATAGAAATACTGGTCTCTATATTTTCCAATAATTACTATTTCGTTCATTAGAGGATATTCGACAATCCCCGTATTTTCCATAGGAAATGCCCAATCCAATGTTTCTTTTTCTTCATTTTGCTGACTGTTGATAAGCCTAAATCGTATTCTACCTATCCACGAATAATCTTTATCCGTTCCAATCGGTTCACTGCCATCTATATTCGGAGGCCAAGTATCAATCGTCAACTGAGATCTTGCAATTTCTGGGTGGTTTTCATCCATTATAACATCCAGTACTACAGCTTCTTCTAGTTCATAAAACAGAGATTCGTCTGGCTTTCTTTCTATAACAAATCTTTTAGACGCAAGCGTATCATCTTGTTTAATGATTTGTTCTGCTCTGCGATCTATATTAGAATATGCCATAAATTTTATTTAACCTTTTTTTCGGTTACTTCCGGTTTTTGTAACTGTTTGGCGGTTTCTTCTACGGTAGCCATCAACTGCTTGCGTTCGTCTTCTGTTAGCAACATACCACCACCCTCGCCTTCTGCTCCACCCTTACCACTCATCAATCGCTGTATAATAGCAGCAAGTTTGATAAGTTGTTCGTCATTTCTTACACCAACATCAAAATATTCTTTCAATAATGGCACAATCATGGTGGCATCGTTGATGGTTTTGATCATTTCACGCAAATCAGTAATCAGAATATCTATCTGATTCTTCTTTTCTTCGCTGTTTTTGACAATGTCTTTACACAGGTCGGAGAAGTTTTTGCCCTTAAAAATCTCTATGTCATTATCCATGACTATAAATAGTATTTATAATATATATTTAGATTTTTGCCCCGCTGATTGTGCCACGATTCAGATATTCTTCAGCGATGTTTTGCTGGGTAGCCTTCATTTTATTGATAACTTTGGTGATTTTTTGAGTTTGGCAGTCGGCGATTTCTCGTATATATAAATAAAGTGCCTTTTTATTGAATACATCAATGCGGTCAGCGTTTCTGAATATTTCTATAACAGCGTGAGCAATCTTTAGGTCTTTTTCCTTGTTGAACATCTTATGTACGTTCTTATCCCAGTAATCTACCATTAGTGCTATAAACTCGCGTGTTTCACTTTCTTGCTTTTCGTGTTCTGGCTCTACTACAAACTCACCGGCATCACCTGCTTGCTCACATATTTCAACGTGCTTCTTGAACCGCTTATATGTTGTATTATTATCTAAAATAAACCAGTTTTTGGCAACAATGCTGAAGTAACTAAATGCCTTACCCTTACCTGGCTCATACTTGTCTATATTAGCCACCATATGCGATATAGCCTGCTTTTGTATTTCAAGAGGGCTGACATCCGCATAACTAAATTTGAATGTGTTATAAACGTTTTCTGCTATCTTAAAGAACGCTTGTTGGATATGGTCGTTGTATATTCTATCTTTTTCTCTAGATTCTGTTGCTTGGTTGTATGCTATGATGGCTGCTTCTGTTTCTGGGGTAAAATATACATTTGATACTTTTGGCGTGCCGTCTTTTTGCTTATTCTTGGCACCTTTTGGTCTGCCCCGTGGTCGCTTCTTTGGCTCAATCGGCGTATCATTTATTACAACCGGAACAATAATCTGCTTTTTTACCTTTGGCTGCTTCTTGTCCTTTTTTACCTTTTTTATATTTTTGGACGCTACTCGTTTTACTTTTTTGACGAGTTTTGTTTTTTTAGCATTCTTCAGTTTCTTTTTTTTCATATATTATTTTATCTTCTCGTCAAACTCTTTGATTATCTTTACGATTTCAGAAAACACAAATCCTACATCATCGTCTTTCTCGAACAAGTTTTTGTCATCTACTGCTTTTATTCTATTGTATACATCAGACACTTCACCTCTAAACATATCAAGCCAATCTTCATATACTTCCATCTTTTTGATTAGATTATAGCACGCATATCCCAACGCACAAGTCGTTAGAAAAAATATAACCAATAGAGTTATTAGTAACCACATAAAGATTATTATTCTTCGTCTTCCTCTTCTTCATCTTCGTCGGGATCATATCCAAGTTCTTCTTTGATGATGCCCAACGCTTCTTCGACTGAAGGCCAACTACGGCTTTCTAGTGCGTATTCTAATAGTTCTTTTACTTCTTCTATGTTGTCTGGGTCAATGTTCATAGTATCTTCCATCCTTGTTCCACGAGTTCTAATGCCTTCTTGTATTTTATATATTGTGTTTCACCATTTTTTTCCACAACAACCTTATCATTTCTGCCGTGTTTTACCTTTTTTTCTACTGGCTTGATGAACTTGACGCCAGGATCAATCATTAGTCTGCCATTTAGATGGTCGATTTCGTGTTGAACGCAGATTGTTTCTAATATACCAACATCGTCATATACGCTCTTTTCTGTTGGCGGATTTGTATCTGGACCAAATGGGATGGGGTTGGCGTGGTTGAGAGTATTGACGGTTACTTTCAACTTACGCATCGTATTACAACTCTTGCCCGGCAAACTTAGGCAACCTTCAAGATAAATGATATTTTCGTTACTAACTTCTGTTATAACAGGATTCATCAACACAACTGGCGGTTGATCTTTTCTGGCTCTAATAACAGAAACACTTTTTGATATTCCTATTTGATTGGCAGATAGTCCAACTCCACCGTGAGGCAAACTATCTAAAGTTTCTATAAGCTTGTTTGCTATTTCTTGACCCTCTTCAATAGAAGATACAGGTGTTGTTGGCTTATGTAGAAAATCTTTATCCTTGACTATTTTATAACTCATACTATGTGAATTTTTTTGTTTTACAATTCACATATATATTGAATAGTTTTATTTTGTCAAATTATAATAAAATAAATTATGGATTAGGACGACTAAAACGTTCATAATCTCTCAAGAATGGCTCGTTTGGTGCAGGAGGTGGCTCTATTCTGTTTTGTAGTTGTTCGTTATACGGATCTTTTTGTTCTATTTGCTGTGAAGGTTCTGGTGTAGGTTCTGGAGTCGGACTTGGTGTCGGCTCTGGAGTAGCAGAAGGAGTAGGAGATGGTGATATTGTTGGTTCTGGTGTAGCCGTTGGATTGGGCGTTATAACTGGCGTAGCAACTGGTAAAATCTGTTCTTTCTTTTTTCCTACTAATGTATTATATGCCAAAATCAAACATACAGCGAGAGGGTCAAACACAAGCATTATGGACCATATGAAATAATTTACTGCGGTGTCTAATGGTACGCCAAGGCTCTTGGCAATAAACTTGAATGTGCCTACGTCGGTTTTTACTATCTTGTCTTTATAATCTGTGTTTTGATTACGTAATGCTTGTATTTCGTTTTGATATTCTATTACCTTTTTCTTTCCAGCATCTGCCAGTTCATCTTTTTTGCTGTTTAGCGATGATACTTTATTATCAGATTCTTTGTTGTATGCGTCTATGGACGCCATTATTTCTTCAATATCCTTTTCAAGTTTCTTGATGTTTGCTTCTATATCTCCACGCTGACTTTTGCTTCTGCTTTCTATTGCTGCTACACGGTCATTATATTCCTTCATCTGCGACGCATATTGCTCACGCAGTTTGGTTATTCTGTCTTGAGATGATTTTATCTTTTCATCTATTTCAGCACGTTCTTTTGTTTGACCTTCTTTTACAACTCTAGCTTGGTTTAGTCCATTTTTACCAAACAGCCCACCTGTGCCTTGGTCCATCCATTTCTGAACTTCCTTGTCTAATATTTCCAATCTGGCATTGAATAGTTTTATCTGCTCAAGCTCTCTGGCTATATCAGTATCAGTTGAAGATTTTGATATTTCAAGAGCTTGTTTTGCCGCTGCTATATCTGCTGAAGCATCCTGTGTTGTATTTGCTGATTTACGAATGCTTTCTATCTGTTGATTTTTCTGTGCTACAACTTGAAGTTTTTGTTCTATGAACTTTTTTCTGTTAGCATCAATGCCCGCTATTTCTTCCGAGTTATAATCAGACTTCTTGATAGTTTCTATTTCTTTCTCAAACTCTGCTATCTTGGTATTATTAGATTCTATGTTTTGTTCATATCCTTGAACGGCAATAGATGTTGCTGTATATCCTGCACTCAAATAACCATATATGCCAATGGAAGTTATGCCCATCAGAAATAGTGTGGCAAGTAACATATATGATTTCATCCACCATCCTATTTCTTTCCATTTTTGCTTTAGAAACGTGGCAGTAATAATTTTACCAATCTCAAGAGCAGTACCCATTATAATAATAGATAATCCGCCACCAACAAAAAGCAGCTTCAATCCTATGATGCTAAAATAAGCACCACAGATTGATATGGCAATACCGCTTAATAATACTAAAAATGCTAAGATATTCATGTTATAATAAATATCATATATATCTAAAAACAACCTTCCTTCCAAAATATAGGAAGCCAATCAAAAATTGGAGATCTACTTCGTCGGTAGACGGCTTATGCCGGTACAATGTCCAACAATTTAGCTTTAGATTTTATTAATCCATATAATTGAGTAGGATCTAATTCATCAGCAGAATCAATTCCGCTCAAATCTTCACTAACATTCGCCTTTACGAGTTCATTTACATTTATAATACCAAGTCTTGCTAACAAATTTGCAACAAACTCGGAACAATAGAATTCTTCTTGCCCATCTTCTTTGAACTTATCTTCAACATTTTTAAATCTATTGAACAATTTCCACAACGTTGGAAATTTTTGTTTTACTTGTCTGGCTATTCCGGCGCTATCATAACCTTTTATACCTTTTTTCAAATCGTTATACGCGGCGATTAATTTATCTTCACTGCCTCCGACATTAAAAATGATATAATTTTGAGGATTTTTTTCTATCTCAGATCCATCTTTTATTCCGACACCGTTTGTTGCCGCGTCCAAGATTCTACCATCACTTAGCACAAATCCGGCGTGATTTGCTGCCTTGAGATCGCCGTGTACAATTTTATTGACAAATTGTATTCCGGTACCAAAAAAAGTTTGACCTTGTCGATAGCTAAATGCACCCGTTATATCAAAAAACACTTTGATACCAGGAACATCGAGCTTCCATTTCCCAGATTCTTTGTCTTTTATCACGGGATCTATTTCTCGAAGATTTATTTCTTCGACGACTTCTCGAATCAACTGCTTTAATTCACTTTTCTTCATATTATAATAAATGTCTTATAAGAATAAATATATATAAAAAGAAAAAAACCCAGATTTTATCTGGGTTATATATTAACTAACCAAATCAAAGAACTCTGCTTTTTTAGCAGGTTTGTTATCTTCGTGCCATTTTATTCGTGTCCTGCACTTTGCGTAATAATCATTACTAATTTCAGAACTATAACACTTTCTGTTTAGATGCTGGCAAGCAATATATGTTGTCGCAGAGCCGCCGAATGGATCAACTACAACGTCACCTTCATTAGTATGCTTTTTGATAAGCTCCCCAAACAGTTCAAGCGACTTTTGAGTAGGATGAATACGATCAATTTCTCGCTTACCCTGATAAATAGGATACTGATAAATGCCATTATCATACTCAGAGTTGAACGTAGCCTTGCCTCCCTTTACACAAGAAATGGCGATTTCACGAGCATTACTAAGATATGTTGCTTTCGAGTTGATAGGAACAGGATTGGTTTTTACCCATTCAATAAAACGCAGCTTACCAAACTTGTGCTTTTCAAGCAGCTTGCTCAATGTCTCAATTTTCCAAAGATCAAAAAAGATGATACAAGAGCCGCCGTTCTTCAATACACGGCTAAACTCCTTGATAAACTCTTCAAGAGTTTCTAAGGTAAAGTTGCTATCCCATTCACCATAATCTGTTTGGATCGCATACTTACTTCCATACTTCGCCTTGTCTTTAGTGGCATCATCGGCATTGAACAACGCATCCATACCCGTCTTCTTGGAGATAATATAAGGCGGGTCAGTCAACACAAAATCAACAGACTTGTTGTCAATCTTTTTGAGCATTTCTAACCCGTTTATGTTATGAAAACCAAGATCCATAAAAGTAGTATACCATAAAAAGTAAGGTTGTCAATCGTATAAAAAGAAACCCCGAAGTTGTATTATGGACCATAACGTATGATAATTCTTACATTACTTGGTGCTGAAATACCTGTAACATTAACAAGTGCTGAACTACTATCCGTTGAACTAGTCATTCCATCAAAGGTACGTGTGGCGACAACTTTGTATGTTCCGCCAGTATCTATTACGACTGGTGATACGGTGTATGTCGATAATGTAGCACCAGATATAGCCACATTATTTCTATACCATTGATATGATATTGTACCTGCTCCAGAATCTGTAACGGGTGGGGCAGGCGTTGCGGACACGCCGCTTACATCCTGAAATCCAGTCGTTCCTCCATTAATGAGCGTACTAAATGATAGTGGTGTTAATGTACCGTTGGCTGTGTTTACTGTATACCACTGACCATTGTCAAAGGATTGACCATACAACGTTGAACCGGCTGGACCGAAGGTGATTTGAAGCCTGACTATTACCGGAGAACCAACTGTGCCTATATTGGTGGCAGCTATAGTACCACTTAACGGACCAGACGGCAGAGTCAGATTATAAAACATAGAACCGTTGGAAGTAGTGGCATATAATGTACCATTACTAGTAATGGCTATGTCTCCAATATAATTGTTGTTTGTTGTAGGTATACCGCCCGTGAGCGTAGCGGACGAAATGCCATTAGAAATCATTGCAGGGGTTCCTGACCCATCATATTGTAATGCGACTCGTACCAGCATATGTGTGCCCGGCATAATATACCAATAAGCATTATTCCAGTATGCTCCGTTGTCTGGTCGGCTGGTGGTCAATTGCCCTAAATTGACTGGTATAGAATTGGCAGCTTGGTTCCAATACCACAGAGACGCCAGACCACTTCCACTCGGGTTAGGTGCCGCAAAAAATACTTGACCTCGGGTAGTATCAAACGCTATTCCGTTTATTGCGTTTGCTGATGTAGCACCTACAAGAGTAGACACATCTCGCACAGCCCTCTTTGTTCCAGTATCGCTGATTTCATAAATATTGTTGTCTGTACCAACAGTATAATAATACACCGATACTGATGCGAAAGACGATAGTGTAAGTGTATTTCCAAACTCAACACTTGTAGCAACAGGATGAACGGTAAAGATAGGTGCCTTTAATGTTCTAACAACGTTTACTGTTGCTGTATTGCTGTCTGTAAAACTGGATACACCATCTATAGTACTGGTTGCTCTAAGTTTATACGCACCAGAGTCTGCACTAGCGGCGGCACTCACATTATATGATCTAGAAGTTGCTCCTGTTATAATAACATCATCTTTGTACCATTGATATGTTGGAGTTGGTGTACCAGTAGCCAACCCAGATAACGTAAATGATTGATTGAGATCAATGGTCACGGAGGATGGTTGGGCAGTAAATATTGGTGCCGCAAGAGTTCTAACTACGGTTACTGTTGCTGTATTACTATCAACTGAACTGGATGCTCCGTTTAGTGTATTGGTGGCAACAACCTTATAATCGCCGCCATTGGCACTAACCGCAGAACTTACGGTATATGATGTAGATGTTGCTCCAGTTATAGCGACGTTGTCTTTATACCATTGGTATGTTGGAGTTGGAGTGCCGGTCGCTAATGCCGATAGTGTAAATGACTGTGTAAGATTTACCGTTGCGGCGACGGGTTGCGTAGTAAATATAGGCGGCACCAAAACTTCTATGACAGTAACTGCCACCGCATTACTGTCCGTGGACACTACTGTTCCGCTAACAGTATTACTTGCTGATACTTTGTATATGCCCGCGTCAGCAAGAACTGCCGATGATACTGTATATGTAGCAGATGTTGCACCTGATATAGCAACATTATTTTTAAACCATTGATATGTTGGTGGAGAGTCGCCTGTGGCAAGAGATGATAGTGTAAAAGATTGGGCGACAGATGCGTTAGTAGCAACTGGTTGTAGTGTAAAAACCGGCGGATTGACTACACTTAAAGTTGCAATATTTGAAAGACTACTTCCCAACGAGTTACTAACTTCCACGGTATAAGCGGCGGCATCCGATATTGTAACATTCGCTAACACATACGATATAGATGTTGCACCGGCAATATTCGTTCCTCCTTTTTTCCACTGATATGTAAACGGGGCTGTTCCGGTGGCGGTAACATCAAAGGTGACAGTCTGACCAACTTTAGCAACTGGACTAACGTCTTGAGCACATGCCATACTGCATAATGCAAGTATATAAAAAAGTATCTTGATATAGTTCTTCATTTTGGCCCATATTGATGGTAGGCAGCATTTTGTCAAGATAATAAAAAGCCCCGCAAAAATGCGGGGCTTTAGGGGTGATGGACTTATCACCCTCCACCAGTCAGTTTGTGGAGCCACTGACAACCATAACCACTTTCATTAGACTATATACTGTTGTATATTTGTCAAGGGCATTATAACAGTTTGTGTGTCTTTGGTCTTTGCTCTTCAATCTTCAGTTTAGGAAGATCAACTTTTATTGTTCCGTTTGTGAAGTCGGCTTTGATCTTATTTTTGTCAATGCCTTCACCCACGCTGAACGAGCGTGTGAAACTAGAACGCTTAATTTCTTTATATAGGTACTTTCCTTTAGTTGTGTTTTCATTGTTAGTTTTTTTACCTCCTCGTATTACAAGCGTGTCGCCCTCAAGATCTACAGAAACATCTTCCTTGCTTAATCCAGCAACATCTGCTTCAAGAACATACTTGTCATCATATTCAACAACATCTACTTTTGGGTAACTGTGCTTGGTATAAGATCCGGCGTAAGGTGTTACGCCGAAACTGTTGAAAACATCGTCAAATAGACGATCAAATGGGGTGAGAAACTCATCCCGTGTATATCTGCTTAGTGTACTCATATGTTTGTATCCTTTGTTTATATCGACCCCATTATGGGCACCGATGGCACATATATATGCAAACTGCGTGCCAACTGGTCTGTCACACTGTTTACCTGTGAAGACACAAAAAAGAGCACCAAACTGGTGCTCCGTTTTGTCACACGCTTGAGACTAGGTGTCTCAACTTTCTCGCTTCGCAACGTCGTGTTCAGCGTTGCAGGCCATATAGTCTGCAACGTGAATAAGACGAGCAAGATT